GACGTGCCCTCCCTACAGCTCACGACTGGTTGGACGAAGCGCATGCACATGGTGGCGAACGAGCTCATGATGGAGGTCGAGTGTTGTGCGGAGATGCGCCCTAAGATGGAGCGACTCCAGTGGGCTCTCACCCGGCATTTGGCGATCGGAGGCGCAAATCACGTCCGAGACTTTAAATCGACAGGCGTGATCGCGTACCGATACTTCAACGCGCGCACTGCGGAGCACACCATCATGACGCGCTATGAGAAGGACCAGGGCTTCCTCGACGTTGACGTGTTGATCGAGAGCTACGAGGATCTAGCCGGTCTCCTGTCGCTGACGAAGGTCACGGATCACATCGACGCGAAGGGCGTCAAGACGCCAACCTCGGTGGCGACGCTCGAGGGCGACGTTCGGCGCATCTGCGACGCCTTCTGGCCCGCGGTGGACGGAAGCGAAGACGACGTCGGTCTGTTCGAGCTGACGCGTCTCATGCACGGAGCGACTTCTTCTGCGCCGTGTATGTCGGATGACCACGCTGACGCCTCCAACCAGTACGCGTGCCTTATGACCTACCTAAATCGCTTCGCGTCAGTCGGCATCGGGCACGCGGACAAGACACACGCGATGGGTATCTTCATGACTGAGGGTCTGATCCGGTATGCGGAGGACGCGAACCCCACGGGCAGCTCGTTTCAGAAGCAGTTGTACACGGCTTTCGAGAAGGTGCCTCCTGTCGACATCGACGAGGTGTCCGCCACGATCAAGACGCAGAAGACCACTTCGTCCGGCCCTGGTCAACGTGTGCGCATGGAGATGCCCGACGGCGTAGATGTCGGTAGTGGTAAGCCCGTCAAGACCGGAGCTGTCAACGCGAACAAGAAGGTCATCGTCGGCCTTGTCGCCGCCTCGCTGTTGTGGATGCCCGCGTTCACCATTCTCATGGGCACCATCTTCATGATCGCGGCTTTTGGTCGACGTGATGACGTCTTCAAGGATCCGCGTCTGATCTACCTCATCCCCATTCAGCTACTCCTGGCCCAGCTACCCGTCCAACGCGCCATGAAGGCCTGGGAGAAACTAACCCACAATGCCACGCATAGTGTCTTTGCGAATCGCAATTCGAAGTCGTATTGGGAGAACACCGACATCCTCTTTCGCAACGCCGCGGAGGCGGCAAAAGCGCGGTTCACATTGTCCTCACTTATCGGCATGACCGACTTCCCGAAGTGGGACCATCACATGCGAGGCATCGTCGGTGTGATGGTGTTAGCCGCGCGCAAAGCGAAAGGCCCTTTCGCCGCTATGGGCAGCGGGATCGCATCCACGATGCGAAACCTCTTCGCCCGCGTGTATGCGCGACACGCGGCGCGCGGCTCGCTATTCACCATGAGTGAGGGCGACGCCTCCGTTTTCCTGATCGCCATCATGAGCCTGACGTCCGGCGACCTCTGGACGTCACTCATGAACTCGTTTGTACACGCGTTCCTACAGACGTACATTCTGTGGGTCATCTGCGAGTATGTGGCTGCAGGCGTCGGCAGTGCGTGGGCCGCCTCCGTGATGGGCACCGACCAGAAGATCGGCACGCCAGAGCGCGGCCCCACGCTCTTCTCCGGAGTTGACATGCCTCATCGCTTCCGCGCTGTGTTCGGCGATGACGGTATATTCCAGCTGGCATGGATCGTTGTGCGCGATCGCCCGCGCCGCATTCTCGCGATTTTAACGCTGCTCGAGCTGCTCTCTTTCGCTGTGCGCTCGGCCGGCTTTGGCCTTTCAACTGAGGATATCTTCGTGTCGACGCTGTCGTGCAACTTCCTTAACGTGTACTATTTCGCCGGCGCGGTTTCACGACGTGCGCGCGCATGGGCCACCTCGGAGAAGACCAGCCGACCCAAACCTCACGAACAGTACGCCAGCTCTTTAGGCCAGCTCGCCGCCGGTCAAAGCCTTCGCTCGTTCTGTTGGTACGTGCGCAGTCTCGTGATCGGAGTGAAGGATAAATCGAGCTTTGGCCGGTCTGTCCTCTACACCCCCGACACGTGGCTGCTACCTCGACCTAAGAATGACTTCGTATCGCTCATCCCGTTCTTTTACCCAGCCTACTACACGTACGCGTTGAACCCGCTACTGATCGGTGACACCCAGCTGAACGTCACCGAGGTGACCGTGCCCGACGAGCACACGCTGGAAGAGACCATCTGCGGCTCCGTAGAGAGCTTCGCGCTGCGGATGGCGGGTGTGCAGTTTAAAGAGGAGACGTGGGACGACGTCGTGGCGCGCGGCAAGGCGTATTAC